TTACAATGCTACTTTGCTCCAACCTTTCCTTCGGTCATCATGGTAACGATCGGTTTGCTGCTGGGTTTTATGGCCCAGTAACTTTCTGGTATCAATCCCTTGTTCCTTGTAAAGACGCTCAGATAAAGATCTTTGTTCATGAAAAGTTGCTGGAGTTCCAGTACCCCAATCAATTTCTGCCAGATCACGTGCCTTGCTAAAGTTCATCGTTAGTGTATTAGCTTTTACCTGTGCGCCACGTTCAGCCTGTGATGTAGTACGGAAAAAATGCACTAAGTATGGGCTGACTGCGTAGTCACGGCAGCGAGCTACTACATCACGTAAACACCAGTTGATAGCATTCAAACGTAAAGAAAGAGGGATAGCGATTTTGCTCCCGGTCTTTTCCTGAATGACGTGAAGATGATCCTCCCAAATATCACTAAATTTCATTTTGGATATATCTCCTAAACGCTGCCCAGTGACCAAAGCTAGGAGCATGGCATTTCCCATATAACGATGAGCGGCGTCTGCGATATCGAATATTTTTTTCCATTCTTCTAGGCTGAGGCGTTGACGGCTAATTTTCCTTCTGGGTTGCTTCGTTGCAAGAGCAGGGTTATACCCTGGTGGAACTTCGCCGTAATGCTGTGCTTCCTTAAACACATCGATCAATACAGACCTTACGACCTGGGCCATTCTAGGCTGTCCAGCAGAGATATACTCATCAAGTAATTGTGCTATATCTCTGACATCAACGGCTGATATCAACTTCAGTCCTGCTCGTTCCCTGAGCAAGGATACTGGTTTGGCTTTCTGTTTATAGGTGTTGAGCTTTATATCGCCACTTTTCAGTCTGTCTTCCTGGATTGCTTGATAGCGATCTAACCAGGTTGACGTTGTGATTGCTTTTCCTTTGCTGGTTGCGATCCTGTCACTGATAGCCAGAATCTGCCGGGTTCTTTGCTCAGCCAGGCGTGAATTTGCCTCAGTGGCAATAGCAATGGCTTCAGCTTCGTTTGTGCCTAAAGAATGAAACTTCCCGGTCACTGGATGTTTATATCGCCAATAGACTTTATTTACTTTTCTACTATAAAGCGGATACAAGTTCGGGACTGAAACATTATTTTTACGTGGTCTGGCTGCCATTACTTAAAATCCTTTGTAGAATAATAGAATCATTTTTCTTGATGACAGGAGTAACTAATTCCCCAACTAACTCTGCGTCCTCACGCACTCGCCATAGTCGACCTTGTTTCATTGCCGGTGGACAAAATAAATTCTGCTTAGCATAACGACGCAATGTGGACACGCTTGGAGGATTACTTCTGTATTTTTCCGCAGCCCATTCCTCAAGTGTCAGCATTTGAAGCATTTTTGATAACCTCATTTCTTTTGCTACAAAACTATTTCACTAGTTAATTTCGCTGTCTGGATTGTTTATGCATCTTATGCAGCTCTTTAAAACGTTCCATAAACATCCCGTAGGCATGGCTAGGTGCCAGTGGAATCACGTTGAACATCTCTGTTGCCGGGATGCCTTCCAGTACAGGCCAGAAAGAGCCATCATCAAGCCCGAGATCGCGGCGTTCGGTTGCCAGCATGATAAGATCGGCATATTTCACGGGCGTACTCATAACTGGGGGTAACCCGTATTTCTCACGGATTACGGCGTCAATTTTTTCTTCCATCCGTTTATAGTCAGGCAGAAGGCGTTTCAGTGGAGCGGGAATATCCTGGCAATACGCTTCTGTTGCATCATGCATTAACGCTTCAAAAGCAAATTCCTGCGGCACCAGCTGGCTGCAAAGCACCGCATGTTGGGCGACACTGTAGAAGTGAGAAAGATGACCGGCAAAGCGGCAGATATTTGAAAGGGAAACCGCGATATCGTTAATCACGATGTCGTCTTTATTTATCTTGTCATAATAAAAATGCTTCCCGGAAAAAGTTTTAATAAATGACATTTTGTTCTCCACGTATATGCGCTGCACCGCGCTGAGTTTGGGTAAAAGGAAGCCCTCACCATCCGGTGATTATTGAGTTAATTACGTTTCCATAAATGCCCCCGCAGGGGCATTTGCAGTAATGAAATCAGGCGGTGAAAGTACCAATAAAGGTTTCTACTTTGCTGTCTTTGAATTTTTCAACAAGCAGATCACGAAATTCGTTAGCCATTTCTTCCTGCACTGCTTCCAGCTGAATAATGCGCAGAACCAGTACAGGGCGATCACCAGTGATAATGCTGAGGCGTAATTTAAACGGACGTTCTTTCAGGCCTTCAAACGGAACGCATTTAAACTCAAATGCTACTGGCATAATGTCTTTGGTTTTCGCTTCGACAGACTCCATCAGAGAGCGTTTGCCGCTGAAGTCATTGTCTTCAAAATCAGCGGTCTGGTTTGCTTCAATCGTGATTTTACGGACCGCCGCAGCCGCTTTTGTTGCCTGAATGGCGTCACCATTAGCATCAAAGCCCACAAGGTAGTCGGCCCAGTCTTCAATCCATTCTGCCAGTGACTTCTGGGAGTTACGCTCGCCGTTAACAGACAACAGGGCAGAGAACGGTGCTGTCTTTTTCAGTTTGAGAGTGGCGGTGTTATCTGCGTGACCTGGTTCATCAATAGTACCCAGGTTAAGCACACTGACGGCACGCATATTATCAGCATCGATAAAGCAGCGGGTGCCTTCATCTGCAAGATCTTTAGAATAACGGGTAAAATCATCGATGCTGGCAGTGGAAAGCGCGCCACGGAAACGGAAGCGATTTAAATTAAATTTTTCCAGATCATGAATGCGGAAATTCTCAGGCAATGCCACAGCATCGGCACCAATCTTACTGATAATTTCATTAACACCCTGAGCAGAAATAAGGGCATGGATTTGATTAATTGCGGTTGCGTCTAAGTTCTGAGACATAATAAGTCCTCACTATATAAAGATATTCAGTGATGAGATAAATAATCAGTTAATTAAGAACGATATTAATGACCTGCTGCGCGTAGTTTTCCGTCAGGTTCACCGGCAAGAGTCAGTAATTGTCCCTGGTCTTCCTGCAGAACAGTCAGGCGACCACCGCGATTGACATACATCGGCGTTTCGGTGGTGTCTTCTTCGGAAATTTTCCCGCGGTTAGTCGGGCGAACATATGAGAGTTTGTGTTTGATTTTCACACGGTTCTCATCAAATGGTTCGATTTCCAGGTTGAGTGAGACCTTACCTTTGGTTTTCGTGTTCATCACACCGGAAGCGACTTCACTGAGAACTGCGCCGATTTTGGTTTCAAATACGCCGCCGTCCAGCTCCCCGATAAATGCCTGCACATCAGTACTGCGTTCGCTAGCCATTTTGCTGTTCCTCATCATATCGACCCTGCAAGGTCGGTTGGTTTCTCCACAAAACAGAGAAGAACACCTGCGGTGGCAGCCGCCCGGATGGATTGGGTTATGAGCCCGTCGTCCGGTGATGCTCTTCTCTGTTTTGTAAAAAGAGCGGTACCAGCCGGAAGCAAGTGTACAAACTGGTACCGCCAAAGCAGTGGCTGTTGTGGTGGGGTTGTCACTCAGGCGTATGGTCAACCTGACAATCCGGTGTCCTCAACGGGGAAAGAGTAACCCCGCCATACTTACCGCCGCGCCATTTCGCGGATTACCACAACGCTGAGAGCACTTAGCCAGTTACGGCACCACACTTTGTCGCGGCTCCATAAATGCCCTCATCGTTGCACCCTGGTCTCTTCCCAGGCGTCAAACCGAATCGCCACGCTGGTTAGGCGTCTTATCAGCATCATCATTGACTTGCACATTCCGGCTACCTGGTTTGTTTGCCCGAGCAAGGAGTGGATTGTCCCCTTTAACGTCCCCAGACCGCTAACGACGCATGTGCCATACGCCGTGTTACAACCAAATTTTGTTAGTACCTTGTTTGTTTGTCTGGAAAGAAAGATAAAATGAAGTTGCGCATTATGCAAGTGTTTTTGTTGCGAGATATGCAATTTAAAGGGTAATGAAAAGCCACCTTTGGGTGGCTAATTGATGAGGAGGTAAGGGTTAATTGTGTCGCTTAAGGGTTTGTGACTGGCTGATTAAGACCTTTCCAAAGACCATAAACCGGTGTTCATTTTCGCTGGTAATTCCCCATTCACGGTAAATCTGGTTATCAGAAATCACCAGTAGTTTGTCAGGTATCATTTGCAGTCGTTTGACATAAATTTTATCATCAAAACCAAATACATAGATACCATCTCCATCAAACTGATTGATACTGACATCAACGAAGATGAGATCTCCTGGCTCAATGGTTGGACACATACTGTCCCCACGAACGTTGATAACTTTAATGTGATTGGCTGGCCGTCCGCCAAACATCGATACAGCATTATCAGTTCTGTATTCAATGGCATGAATCACATCAATGACATCACCGCCCTGGATAAGGCCATTTCCCGCACTGGCACTGACATCCAGCATTTCAATACGGAATACATCCTTCACCTGCGCAACATCCTCACTAATACTGTTTTTACATACAGTATTACTTTTGACGTCTGAGGTAAAGAGATCAGCAATATCAACACCTAAGCTCCTGGCAATATTACTCAGGGCTTGTTCAGTGAATTGTTTCTGCTTACCTGTTTCCAGGCGTGAGATATTCGCCGCATCCACTCCTATTGCTTCAGCGAGATCGGCGATTTTCATGTTCTTCGCCTGGCGAAGTTGTCTGACTCGGTTTCCTATGTTCATGCGTTTATTACATTTCTTTATTGCGCGTTAAGCAAATCAACTTGCGCAAAATATTTGCGTGAAATAATATGCTCATCACGCAATATGTGGAGGTCATATGCAATCACCATTACGGAATGTGCGTAAGGCGCACGGATTTACTTTGCAGCATGTTGCTGCTGGCGTTCAGGTCAATCCAGCGACGCTGAGTCGTATTGAAAGACTGGAACAAATTCCATCTATCGATCTTGCAGAACGTCTGGCCAATTTTTTTAAGGGTGAAATCAGCGAAATGCAGATTCTTTATCCGGCACGTTTTCAATCTAGCCAAAACCAGAATGGGTTTAAACCACAGGAACAGGAGGTAAGCCGTGGGTAATCATCACTGGAAAGTGGAAAAACAGCCTGAGTGGTACGTGAAAGCTGTCAGAAAAACTATCGCGGCGTTGCCGGGGGGTTACGCTGAAGCTGCTGAGTGGCTGGATGTAACAGAGAACGCATTATTTAACCGCCTTCGTGCCGATGGCGATCAGATTTTCCCGCTGGGATGGGCAATGATTTTACAACGTGCTGGTGGCACTCACTTCATTGCTGACGCTGTGGCGCAGTCTGCAAATGGCGTCTTTGTGTCTCTTCCTGACGTCGAGGATGTGGACAATGCCGATATTAACCAGCGTTTACTGGAAGTCATTGAACAGATCGGCAGTTATTCAAAACAGATTCGTTCGGCAATCGAAGACGGTGTAGTGGAACCGCATGAGAAGACAGCAATTAACGACGAGCTGTACCTCTCAATTTCGAAGCTGCAGGAGCATGCAGCACTTGTCTACAAAATTTTTTGCGTTTCAGAAAGTAATGACGCCCGCGAGTGTGCAGCTCCGGGCGTCGTGGCGTCGATTGCTTCTGGTTGTGGAGAAACTAACGCATGAACAGTTTAACAACACACTACCGTCGCTCGCAACTGATTGCGCTTCCTGTACCGGGTGGAAAAGCGAAGGTGGAGTATTGCTATGCAGTAAATGTACCAGGTGACAGGGAAATTGTAACCCACAGCTTTGCTGAGTGGGCTGTGGGTGATTTCAACCGGCAGAAGGAGACAGTCCTTTGCGACAAGTTAACCGCTGGTTCAAAGATCACTACGGAGTGCCCGTCAGAGTCATTCGTTGGGAGCCGGAAACACAACGGGTTATCTACCTCCGCGAAGGCTATGAGCATGAGTGCTTCAGCCCGCTCGAACAGTTTCGTCGTAAATTCAGGGAAATAGAGGTCGGTCATGAGCACTAAATTAACCGGCTATGTATGGGATGGTTGCGCAGCGTCAGGCATGAAATTATCCAGCGTGGCAATTATGGCCCGCCTGGCTGATTTCAGTAATGACGAAGGTGTGTGCTGGCCATCAATTGAAACCATTGCCCGTCAGATTGGCGCGGGGATGAGTACCGTCAGAACGGCTATCGCACGGCTGGAAGCAGAAGGCTGGTTAACGCGTAAGGCGCGTCGCCAGGGTAACCGCAATGCGTCGAATGTTTATCAGCTTAACGTTGCGAAGCTTCAGGCTGCGGCATTTTCTCAACTGTCAGATTCTGACCCGTCAAAATCTGACGCATCAAAATCTGACCCGTCAAAATTTGATGCGTCGAAATCTGGCAAAAAAGCGGGTTTTCACCCGTCAGAATCTGGCGGGGATCCGTCAGTAAAATCAAAACATGATCCGTCAGATAAAAAACCTTCTCGTCCGGACGCTTCGCAACCGGACACGCAGAAGGCTGAACAGGAGTTTTTAAATCACCATCCTGATGCGGTTGTATTCAGCCCTAAAAAGCGCCAGTGGGGAACGCAGGATGATTTGACCTGCGCACAGTGGCTCTGGAAAAAAATCATCGCCCTGTACGAGCAGGCCGCCGAATGTGACGGCGAGGTGGTTCGTCCCAAAGAACCTAACTGGACAGCCTGGGCAAACGAAATTCGCCTGATGTGTGTGCAGGATGGTCGTACTCACAAACAAATCTGCGAGATGTACAGCCGCGTCAGCCGCGATCCGTTCTGGTGCCGTAACGTGCTCAGCCCGTCGAAGTTGCGGGAAAAATGGGATGAGCTTTCCCTGCGCTTATCGCCGTCCGTCAGCACGCACACAGAAAAACGTGAAGACCCGTACTTCAAAGCCAGTTACGACAACGTGGACTACAGCCAGATCCCGGCAGGATTCAGGGGGTGATTATGAGTCTTTTGAATGAAGTTCAGAAATTCATTGAAGCCCATCCGGGGTGTACTTCCGGAGACATTGCGGATGCTTTTGCAGGTTACTCACGGCAGCGCGTTCTGCAGTCAGCAAGCAAGTTACGTCAGAGTGGGCGTGTGGCTCACCGTTGTGAAGGAGATACACGCAGACATTTCCCGCGCCTGACTGAGAGAGCGCAGGAGCCGGAACCACAACCAGTTCGTGAAACCAGACCTGTGCGCAATTTCTATGTCGGCACTAACGATCCCCGGGTGATTTTGTGCCTGACCCGCCAGGCTGAAGAACTGGAGTCAAGGGGCTTATACCGTCGTGCTGCAACGGTGTGGATGGCGGCATTCCGTGAAAGCCACTCCCAGCCAGAACGAAACAATTTTCTGGCGCGTCGTGAGCAGTGTTTACGGAAAAGCAGCAAGCGCGCTGTATCGAGTGATGAGTGGTATCTGTCAGGGAATTACGTGGGGGCGTAATGACGACGTTAACTCAATGCCAGCAGCAGGTGCTGGATATGCTGATTTCTTATCAGAAAGAACGTGGCTTCCCGCCAACCAATCAGGAGGTGGCAACCATGCTGGGATACCGTTCGGTGAATGCAGCGGTGGAGCATCTTCGCGCACTGGAGAAAAAAGGCGTCATCACGATAAAGCGTGGTGTGGCCCGGGGGATAACGCTTCATACCGCGGTCAAGGACGACGACAGCGAGGCGGTCGGGATTATCCGCGCACTGCTTGCCGGTGAGGAAAACGCCAGGCTGCGTGCAACCCACTGGTTACATAAGAGGGGCATGAAAGTATGAAGCTGATTCTGCCTTTTCCGCCCAGCGTGAACACGTACTGGCGACACCCCAACAAAGGGGCGTTTGCAGGTAAGAGCCTGATAAGCGAGGCGGGGCGAAAATTCCAGAGCGCGGCGTGCGCAGCAATAGTTGAGCAGTTACGTCGTCTGCCGAAACCAACGTCGGCACCTGCTTCAGTGGAGATCGTGTTGTTTCCTCCGGATAACCGGATCCGCGATCTGGACAACTATAACAAGGCGCTGTTTGACGCCATGACCCACGCGGGTGTGTGGGAAGACGACAGTCAGGTGAAAAGAATGCTAGTGGAGTGGGGACCGGTTATCCCGGAAGGGAAGGTCGAAATCACTATCAGTAAGTACGAGAAAACGGCGGGTGCAGCCGCCTGATTAAGAGGAGAAACGAAGTATGAATAATCTGATGGTCATTGATGGTATTGAAGTTCGTCGTGATGCTTATGGGCGTTACAGCCTGAACGATCTGCACAGGGCTGCCGGTTCTCTGGATAAGCATAAGCCTGCATTCTGGCTCCGCAATGAGCAAACTGAACGTTTAATAAGCGAGTTGCAGATTTGCAACTCGGTCAATATAGCGCCAGTTAACGTTATTCGTGGCGGAAATAACCAGGGGACGTATGTCTGCAAAGAACTGGTGTATGCCTATGCAATGTGGATAAGCCCGTCATTCCATCTGAAGGTGATCCGTACTTTCGATATGGTAACCAGCACACCGGAAAAATTATCCGGACAGGCTGCTGACAAGATGCAGGCTGGCGTGATCCTGCTGGACTTTATGCGCCGGGAATTAAACCTGTCTAACTCATCAGTGCTTGGTGCCTGTCAGAAACTCCAGGAGGCTGTTGGCTTACCGAATCTGGCACCGCGCTATGCCATTGATGCTCCTGCTGACGCGCCTGATGGCTCAAGCCGCCCCACGCTATCATTGAGTGCACTGCTGAAGCAGTATGGTATCCGCCTGACAGCTAATCAGGCATATCACCAGATGGCGAAGCTGGGGATCGTTGAACAACGTGAACGATACTGTCACGAACGGTGCAATAGTGATCCACACCCAACGCCTGAAATCAGATCCAGGGGGTAATCTGCTCTCCTGATTCAGGAGAGCTTATGGTCACTTTTGAGACAGTTATGGAAATTAAAATCCTGCACAAGCAGGGAATGAGTAGCCGGGCGATTGCCAGAGAACTGGGGATCTCCCGCAATACGGTTAAACGTTATTTGCAGGCAAAATCTGAGCCGCCAAAATATACGCCGCGACCTGCTGTTGCTTCACTCCTGGATGAATACCGGGATTATATTCGTCAACGCATCGCCGATGCTCATCCTTACAAAATCCCGGCAACGGTAATCGCTCGCGAGATCAGAGACCAGGGATATCGTGGCGGAATGACCATTCTCAGGGGATTCATTCGTTCTCTCTCGGTTCCTCAGGAGCAGGAGCCTGCCGTTCGGTTCGAAACTGAACCCGGACGACAGATGCAGGTTGACTGGGGCACTATGCGTAATGGCCGCTCACCGCTTCACGTGTTCGTTGCTGTTCTCGGATACAGCCGAATGTTGTACATCGAATTCACTGACAATATGCGTTATGACACGCTGGAAACCTGCCATCGTAATGCGTTCCGCTTCTTTGGTGGTGTGCCGCGCGAAGTGTTGTATGACAATATGAAAACTGTGGTTCTGCAACGTGACGCATATCAGACCGGTCAGCACCGGTTCCATCCTTCGCTGTGGCAGTTCGGCAAGGAGATGGGCTTCTCTCCCCGACTGTGTCGCCCCTTCAGGGCACAGACTAAAGGTAAGGTGGAACGGATGGTGCAGTACACCCGTAACAGTTTTTACATCCCACTAATGACTCGCCTGCGCCCGATGGGGATCACTGTCGATGTTGAAACAGCCAACCGCCACGGTCTGCGCTGGCTGCACGATGTCGCTAACCAACGAAAGCATGAAACAATCCAGGCACGTCCCTGCGATCGCTGGCTCGAAGAGCAGCAGTCCATGCTGGCACTGCCTCCGGAGAAAAAAGAGTATGACGTGCATCTTGATGAAAAT